GAGCCGATATCATCAACTCAGTTGATATGTCTTGGGCCTTTCAAGTGTTCTCCGGTGCTTACCGGGAATACTGCCGTAATACAATGGTCTTTGGTGGCCAAAAAACGTATCACCAGAAACGCAAGCACACCCAAAACTTAAGCGTGAAAGCGATGATAGCGAAGTCAACTCTCGGGCTTGGCATGTTTATCTCGCACCGCGACCAGATGGAAAGGTGGCGCACAATTGAAATGAGCCCCAATGATTGGATTGAAGTCTTAGAAAATACCGTTTGCAAGAAGGGTGGGGAGGCTGTCGCTCTGTCTGTCGATAAGAGCACCCGTGTTAATGGTAAGCTTTTGGACTATCTCAATCACCGGTATCAGGAGGAACAGCGCGAACTAGGGCCGACTCTCTGGGCCGGGTATAATGCGTTGACTCACTGGGCTACCCACGTCGATGAGACTTGGGAACGGGAAAACCCAGACGGGACGGTGACTGAACTAGCGACCTCACGGGGTAACAGCAATCCGCATCGCGTACAGCTTCAACGTGAGGCCAAGGTGCGGGCAGTCCTCGACTCTCCGCAGTGGTTGCAATTGGAAGAGGCCGCATGATTGAACTAATCGGCCTATTAATCAGGGGCGCTGGCTATTTCGCGCTTATTTTACTTTTACTACTAATCATCAAAAGCTTAGGAGCTTAGACAATGAAAACCACACAAGAATTACGCGATGATATCGCAACACTACGTACGGACCTCAACGTGATTACTATGAGAATCGAGAAGGCCCAGACTCAGTTGACCGATGCAATCGATAACCTCGACGGTGTGTACGACGGCAACGTCTCCGCGAAGGATGACGCGAACCAGTTGATCCTTGATCTTGACAGTAAAATCCAGAAGGGTTCGGACATTGGCCGGAAGATCAATACGACGCACTACCGCATGTTAGCGATACTGGATCACTACGGTCCGATGCCTCGGGCGCATATCGCGGGCATGCTTGGCGTCAAGGAGGCTACCGTCTCACAGTATGCTCACTGCATACACCACCACAAGATGGGGCGCTTGCAATCTCGAAAGGGTGTTGTTAGTCTTCGATATGTGGACGGTGACGTCCGCTTAAATGAACACTTCAAACTTTAAAGGGGAATACGATTATGGGTATGCAAGTTAAGAAAAGCGTCCACTTCACAGGCGAGCAGATTAGGGGTCTCCGTGATCTGTGTAACGGTGTGCGTTGGGCAGAAGATCAGGGCGGAAAGCGTAACTTTTACGTGTCCAACAATGAAGCCAAGATCGCAGGAGAACTAGCCGGTCTACTGCAAGGGTGCGACAGCTTGTACATGAGCTTACGCGCCACCGAATCCGAGTAAGGGATTCCCTCAAGCCGGTGCCGAGTTTCTCCTCTCGGATTATCCCACCGGCTCTTTAGCCCCCACCGCGGGGGCTTTTTTTTGCCCGCTAGAAAAATACCTAAGCCGTTGTCTGGTCTAGCTTTCGGTATTTATTGGGTGGCCACTGGGGGCTGTATAACGGTCCAGCGATTTAGTCAAAAAGTAAAAGTTTAGTATCTGTATAAAACACGGGAGGGTGCGCCTACAGGTGTGCGCGTGGGGTGTTGCAGTCGTCTGTCGGGTTGACCGGCAGTAAACTCACGGGATCGGTGAGGTTAGTAACAAGAATCCAAAACAAAATAAAATCAATGACTTAGGGTAGGCAAGGGACACTGGGGGGTGCCCCTGCTAGTGCTAGCAATCCCGGCATATTTTTTGTATTTTTGGGTGTGTTTCACGAAGTGTTTCACATGCGGGCTTGCGTTTAGTAGCCCCAAGGGTAGCCCCGGCATAAAAAAACCCCGATGGCAAGGGGATACCAACGGGGTCGTACGCGGAGGGAAGTAAGCTCGGGGGTTTACGTGTGTATATACCCCGGCGGGCTTACAGTCCCATTGTACTGTCGGGTGCTCTTCCTGTCAATAGCTACGTAAAATTTATTTTTCTTGACAAAACAACTCGATAGTTACCATAATAAGACTGTATTGAAGGGCGAGATGGCAGGGGAAGACAAATTCTATCGGCCATGTGACCAAGAGTTCCGAGACCACAGCCCCTTTTTTACATTTTTTTTGTGTTTTTTGGTGTTCAACCATGAATTTACTACCCCAACAGCGGAAAAAACGTGAGTTATCCGACAAACAGCAATCATTTCTCACCGCTCTCTTTGAAAACGGAGGAAACTTCTCCCGAGCTTGCGAAGTTGCAGGTTACTCGCAGGGTTCCATCGGCCACCTCAAGGAGTCATTGGCTGACGAAATCATTGACGGAGCACGGAATATACTTGCAGGTGGTGCTGTTAAGGCCGCAAATAAAATTGTGGCAACGATTGACTCCCCGGAAATTGAGAGGGGAGATAATATCCGTCTCCAAGCCGCCGAAAGTCTCCTCAATCGTGTCGGCTTGGGGAAACAAGAGACTCACAACGTCAATGTCCAAGCTGTACATGGGGTGGTTTTACTCCCCCCGAAGAAAGAGATGGTTGTAGATCACGTTGAGTGAAGAAGTTGAAGCCCCTGTACGCAAGCGGGGACGACCGAAGAAAGATCCGAACGCTCCGAAGGCGCGTTATCACCTCTCTACTGCGGAAAAAGCGCGAAGAGCAACGCAGGCAAGCATAAATCGGTCGAAAAAAGAAGCGGCAAAGAAAAAAGCCGCCGCAAAGAAGCAAAATCAGCGGGCGAACCAGCGTATTCGTGCCGCACAGAAAGTTGAAACAGCCTTAAAAGGAGAAAAGTCCCGTCTTGTAGACATGGGAGATGTTGACCAATTACCTTCACATGTAAAGGAGCTAATTGGTGAATCTGATGTTGTATTTCAACCTAATGCGGGGCCTCAAGAAGAGTTCTTGTCTGCCCCAGAACAAGATGTACTGTATGGAGGCGCGGCTGGAGGCGGAAAAAGTTTCGCTCTGCTTGCTGATCCTCTCCGGTATTGTCACAACCCTAACCATCGGGGGCTTCTTCTACGCCGCACTCTCGATGAGTTGACTGAACTCATATCAAAGTCGAAACAACTGTATCCCAAAGCGTTTCCCGGCGCCACATTCCGTGAAAGTAAGTCGACGTGGGTCTTTCCATCCGGAGCTACTATATGGTTCTCATACCTCGACAAAGACAAAGACGTCACTCGATATCAGGGACAGGCATTCAACTGGATAGCTATCGATGAAATCACCCAGTATCCCACACCCTATGTATGGGAATACCTTCGGTCACGTCTACGGACTACAGACCCAGAACTCTCTGCAAACTTATCCATGCGTTGCACGGCCAACCCCGGCGGTGTCGGCGGATGGTGGGTCAAAAAAATGTACATCGACCAAGGAGAGCCCGGTAAGCGTTACGTTCCATCCGACATGGAATCGGGAAAGTCATACATATACCCGGATGGACATGCAAAGGCAGGTCAACCGCTCTACTGGCGAAAGTTCGTACCCGCAAGACTCACAGACAATCCCTACCTCATGCAAGACGGACAGTATGAGGCAATGCTCCTCTCACTACCAGAGGTTGAAAGAAAACGCCTGCTCGATGGCGATTGGGATGTCGCAGAAGGCTGTGCATTCCCAGAGTTTCAGAAAACAAAACACTGCGTCGATCCTTTTGACTTACCAACAAATTGGCCCCGCATTAGAGCGGCAGACTACGGCTACGCAAGCCCTTCGTGCGTACTATGGGGCGCAATCGATTGGGACAACAACATATGGGTCTATAGAGAATTATACGTAAAACACTTTACAGCAGAACAACTTGCCGCTAAAATATTAGAAATGGAGGAGTGGGACCCACAACCTCACTATACTGTACTCGATAAATCTTGCTGGAACAGGACGGGGTACGGTCCTTCCATAGCTGAAACCATGATGCGTATGGGGTGTCGCTGGACACCGTCTGACAGCAATCGTATTGCTGGAAAGATGGAGATTCACAGCAGACTTGGCGACAATGAATTTACCAAAGAGCCTACGGTTAAGTTTTTTAACACGTGCACAAACATAATAAAACAACTCGCTGGTATTCCTCTATCCAAGACGAACTCGGAAGATGTAGATACAAAATCAGAAGATCACGCATATGATGCACTACGCTACATGCTGATGACACGAACATCTGGTTACGTCTCCATCCACAAGTCTTTAAATGATATTAAGAATAGCACGTTTAAGCCACAAGACGCAACTTTCGGATACTAAATGGCAGATTTTGATCCTAATACAATAACATTACGAGAGTTAGCCCGTGTTTACTCAGAGGAGCAGGAGCTAAAAAGCCCGATCTCCATGAGTAAGGCGATATTTGGTAAGTACCTCGATGAACCAGCAATAGCATTTTTTGCGGAAACAGAGGGAGAAGCATCCTTAGCCCGACAGACTCTGAAAGACTCAAAAGGTAAAGTCTCAGCCGGTTCTATGAAAACCGCACTTAAGAATCTGCGGTACTTGAGCAACCGTCTGTATAACGCCTACGATGCGTCCCCGCCCCCATTTCTTGTTTCAAACGAAAAGAATACTCCTAAAGTAGCTCAAGAATTTTTCGGCGTAAAAGAACCTCCCAAAGCTGTTTCATCTTTACAAGTAGCTACCGACGAAAAGACAGTTCAAAAATTCTACGATAAATTGATGCAGTACGCATCCGATAATCCGGATAAACTTCCGCATGTTCGTGCGATTGTCTTCGGTATGAATACAGGCTTTCGTCCTAACGCGAATTTAAGAATTCAAGTCGGTCAGTATAAACCTGAAAATGGTGCTATATACATCCCGGCACAACAAACAGGCGCAAAAGGTCGCGCTATCTCTGTCCCACTAAATCGTACTGCTGACTCTATGCTTCAGCAACAGTTTAGTGCAAATAGAGAGCATATGGTAGATAACAAAAGCGTTTTGTTTGTTGATAATGACGGAAAACCACTAACCACTAAAGCAGTTAACGCTGTTTTAGAGGAAATAAAAGTTCCCGAGCTTGTTTTTGACGAAAAAACTGGCGAGTATTTTGATTCCTTAAAACCTGTAGGCGCCGATAGCTCAAAGTTCGGTATGTCACTGTTTCGTAACTACCACACTACTCGTGCGGGAGAAGTGGGTATTGATGACGGGATCTTATCTTCACTGCAAGGTCGAACGCTTACTACCACGGGACGGAGTAAAGCTACTGGTGAGTTGTATACCTATCGGTCTTCGTTTCCATTTAGAGTTTCACCCGAAGCACGAAAAAATGCAGATCTTTTAGCAGATGATTCCGACATATACATCAATAATGCGATAGAAAAAGTCAGACAGGGCGGTAACCAAGAATTTACTTTTGATCATGGTGCTTCTACTGATGTTGTTCAAACGCGAACAACACGGTTCGACGACGCTGAAGGAAACAACTATTTTGCGCGACCCGCAACTGAGTTGGAAGTTGATCCTGAAGTTGTTGTAGGCACTCCGGACAAAAAAGCCGTTTCAGATTCGTCCCGTGCAGAATGGGTTAAGAAGCTAAAACAATTAGGCTCAACAGGACTTAAAGGACTTGGTGCCTTTGCATTTATCTCTGCGGGCGAAGAAGCGTACGCCGAAGAGAAAAAAGCAGGCGGAAGTGAGGCTCGAGCCCTAACAGCGGGTGCAATAAGAGGTGCATACGAATTATTTGAGACACCGTTATTGATGGGTGTAACGGCGCCGAAGTTAGGCGGGGGCAAGGATGAGATGCCCGTATCGCCCCAAGAACAAACAAAAATGGATACGATTCAAGAACAACTAACACGTGTTAAGCAGTATGACGAACGTGAAAGTCAATTAAAACGTGTCGAAAAATACGATGAACGCATGGCGCTAGACCGCCAAATGAGTGACCTACAGTCTAATACAGACGTAACCTACCCACAATAGGAAATAAAAATGAAAGACATTATGCAAGCTGACACATACGGCATTGATCACAATGCTGGTGAAACAAATTTAGTTCGTGAATCTCTTGAGTTTACAACAGAGGCAAACACTGAAGAGCTAATTGTAGACGCAGGTAAGACAGGGGGCAAGCAAAGTCTTGATTCCTCAATCTTAAACGCGGACAAAGAATCAGCACTCTCCTCATAAGGTAAATACCTATGTCAGACGGGTTTATGACTCCGGCGGATGACGGACAAGTAGAGGTTCAGAACGCCGCCGAGCAGATGCCGGGTCTTGCAGGTCATATTAAGAGTAAGTTTGAAGACTCTGAAAATGGTCGTAGGACTTTTGAACAGCGTTGGTTACAAGCGTACAAGAACTTCCGTGGAGTTTACGATAGCACTACGCAGTATCGTGAGTCCGAGCGGTCAAAGGTATTTATTAAAATTACCAAAACAAAAGTTCTTGCGGCTTATGGCCAGATAATCGACATCTTGTTTGCTAACAAGAAGTTTCCTATTGTTGTAGAGTCAACTCCTGTTCCTGAAGGAATCGCGGAGTTTGCGAAAATGCCGAGTCCAGTGGATCAAGTTATTCAAGATCCCTACGGTTTTCCGGGAGATGGTAACGAACTTAATCCCGGCGCAACTCGCCTTGGCCCCTACGAAAGTAGTGGAGCGGTTGAGGGAAAGTCTCGGATAGGTGAACCACAAGTTGAACCAGCGGCTGAATCTGCACGACTACTCGAAAAAACAATACACGACCAGCTTCTCGATACAAATGCCGTAAACGTGTTGAGAAACTCGGTATTTGAATCTGCGCTTCTCGGAACCGGTATTGTAAAAGGACCATTTAACTTTTACAAGCGCGTTCATCGCTGGGAACGTGGAGAAGACGGTGAGCGTGTGTACAACCCTGATGAAAAGGTTGTACCTCGTATTGAACACGTTTCTTGCTGGGATTTTCACCCAGACCCGTCGGCAACAAGTATCGAAGACTGTGAGTACGTAATTCAACGCCACCGCATGAACCGTCAGCAGTTACGTAATTTAATCGCTCTTCCTTACTTTGACGCCACCGCAATTGAAAATGTAATCGTAAAAGGTCCTAACTATGAGGACAAGTACTACGAAGATACAATTCGGGAAGACGACACTGAACCGTACTACCAAGAAAACAGGTACGAAGTTTTAGAATACTGGGGAACATTAGACGCATATTTTGCTGAAAAGATAGGGCTAGACTTTGGAACTGAAGTTAGTGGCCTTGATCAGGTACAGATTAATGCTTGGGTGTGTGGTACCGAAGTATTACGCTGTGTGCTAAATCCTTTTACACCAGCACGTATTCCATACCATGCGTTTCCTTATGAGGTAAACCCATACCAGCTTTGGGGTGTCGGAGTTGCCGAAAACATGGAAGACGCGCAGATGCTTATGAATGGTCACGTTCGTATGGCGATAGATAACTTAGCTCTAGCTGGTAATTTAGTTTTTGACGTAGATGAAGCATCACTTGTTCCGGGGCAGAACTTTGATATTTTCCCCGGAAAAGTATTTAGGAGACAATCCGGAGTAACAGGCACCGCGATTAACGGCTTGAAGTTTCCTAATACAGCCCCTGAAAACATACAGATGTACCAGATTGCTCGTCAGCTATCTGATGAAGAGACAGGCATTCCGTCAGTCATGCACGGACAGACAGGCGTCACAGGAACGGGCCGTACTTCATCGGGGTTGTCCATGTTAATGAACGCGGGTGCTCAGTCCGTTAAAACGGTAATTAAGAACATCGACGACTATATGCTTAAGCCTCTTGGAGAAGCATACTTTCAATGGAACATGCAATACAACGATGAAAGCCCTGACATCGTCGGAGACCTAGAAATTAAACCAAGAGGTACCTCCGCAGTCATGCAAAAAGAAGTCCGCTCACAGAGGCTTACAACGCTTCTCCAGACGGTTGCCAACCCGATGCTAGCGCCGTTCATTAAGTTACCTAATCTTGTGCGTGAATTAGCGATTGCCCAAGATATTGACCCAGATCAGCTTGTTAACGACGTTAATGAAGCACAGCTTTACGCAGAGGTACTAAAAGGACTTCAGAATGCTCAACAAGGAACAGGCCCAGAAGGTGGGCCCACTGGTCAACCACCCGCAGGCATGGGAGGCCCTAACGCAACACCTAATGGACCACCACCAGTTGACAATTCGGGGGTTGGTGGCGGCACAATCGGAACGGGAAATGTTCCGGTTGCAGGGGAAGCTGGATTTACTGGAAACCCTCCTGAACCTCAAGGATAATCATAAAAAGGTAGTTGAAAATGCCAGCTAGCTACGGGCAAGCATACAATTTGTACGATCAGATCATGCGCCGCAGACGTATGGCAAGAAAAACACGAGATCGATACGGGGACAGTGTAACCAAAGCACTGACAGGTACAGATGTGCCTGATGTAAGCGGTACGCAACCTACCAAACCGTCTACTGCTGGATTTGCTGGTCAGATGTCTGATCTTATCGGTGGACAGTACATAAAAGATGAAGCTGGAGTTCGTCCTGCCGGAGATTCAGTCGGAGTGCGAGAGTTAGGTGTAGCTCCTTACTCTCAAATTGCAAAAGAAAAAGCAACAGCTTACGAATACGCTGTTTCTCAAGGCGTTCCTTATGGTGTTGGCGCTACGCTATCTAAAAAACTCGGCTATAAATTACCGGGTGAAATAGTTGAAAACATTGGGGTAGCAGTAGATCCAAGTCCTTTTGCAGTTTTATCAGGATTATTTTCTGGTGATAAAATGAAAGGCCCATACGGAAAAACAATATCTGTTCCGGGAGGTGTTTTAGGTGTCGCGGCTCGGGCCAATTTAAAGAATCAATTTGAAGTGGCTGAAAAAATTGAAGCGGGACAACCGGGGTTTCACCAGATGCGTTCAGGTAATAATCTCGTATCTATTGTTCCACAAAATACTTTCGGTTTTAACACAGGCTATGGAATTCTTGGCTCATACGACGGCACATCAGAACAAGCCATAAACCAATACGCTTCAATGTACGGGTATGATCCCCGCAGTATTGACTTAATGTCTCGCCCTGAAGAAGAAGGATTTGGTACAAAACTTGCTGGTTACGATATGTCTGTGGCTAGTCTTGGGGGTTTTACGCAAGATGGTATGTACACAGCCCCGACATTGGGAGAGGTACAACCCGTATCTTCTTTCGGTACGAAGGCCATAACAAATCACATGGGCTTGATGTCCGAGCTTTACGGAGCATCTTATGCCGCTGAACTTTCACGGAATTTAGGTCTTTCTGATGATATTACAGAGGGCGTTGCATCTGGAAGAATTCGTGGCAACTTAGTTGTTGTGGATGGTGAGGCAATCGGGTACGAAACGATGACAGGCGGTGTCGTTCGAGACAGGGACGGCGATCCAGTTCGTGGCGGCGGAGGTGTGGTCACATCCGGCACCGGTCTTGTTAGTAAAGCGGCTGTTGATGCCGCCCGAGCTTCTCGTGGTGGCGGGGGTGACGGTCCTCAAAGTCAAGGGCAGAGAGATGCCGTTGAAGCACAGAAAGATGAGGCGGCGGGATTGGGAGGTTACGCTGATGGCGGTCAAGTGCCTCAGAGCGACCGGCCTGTACCTCAAAAAGCACAGCAAGTTACAGAAGCGGGTTTTGTTGAAAAAGAGCCGGAGCTAGCAACTCCTGCTGAGACTGTTGCAGATGACAAAGCTATTGATGTTGAAGAGGGCACGTTTATCCTGAATGCCCCGGCTGTTGAATATATGGGTTCAGCAGATGTTAAAAAAATGATTCTTGATGCGATGAAAGAAGCAGAAAAACAGGGCATTGAAGTAAATCAACGAAATAAAAAGATACCTAAAGATAAACTCGTATCGTTGGTTGTGTCTAAAGGTGAAGTAGTTATACCTCCAGTTCTCGCAAACATAATCGGCTACGACAGATTAAATAAAATTAATAACCGTGGAAAACAAGAAGTAGAAAAGCGTATTTCTGAGAATGGTCAAGCCCCAGAACAAGCCGCTCAAAGTGCGGCAAGGGGAGGAGATACTCGCCTTGATCTAGACGAAGTAGATCACTACGGTAAGTTTAAAAACCCGTTTGCATCTGTAGGAAGTTACGTTGAGCAAGTTGGAGCTACTCTTACTAGAAACACGGATGCTATGGAAAAGGCGTTTACCTATTCCGCCAATTACCGAAAGATGCACAACACCTCAGATAAAGTTGAAGATACTTTTAGGCATCTTCTACTAGGCGGACTGTATGGTCCTTTAGGAAGAACATACGCAGACTTTAAAGAGAAAGAACATATTTATGCAACTCAATCAATGATTGATGCGTTTAGTGAGAACAATCCTCTTCGCGGTTCTTTTTTAAATCCTTCAACAGAAAAAATAGACACAACTAAAGCGAAAAAAATAAACAAAGAATCAAAGATTGATTTAGAAAACAATAAGTACGGAGGCATTCTCCGTAAGCAGATTCCAGACGAAAAAGAATTTGCCCGAGCTTCTGAAAGAATAATGGATATTGTTCGGGCGGAGGGTATCGATAAGGTACCTTCACTTTACGATGATGATGGCAAGCGAGTACGTCTCCGACTTAGCACTGGGCCAGATGATCGTAACAAAAAATAATTTAACGGCTACCCTGCAATCCCGCAGGCCCCGTAATACACTACGGCTACCCTCATGCCATGAGGCCCCGTGAGATAGGAGACTAAAAATGGCAAAACAAAAAGGGCATCGCGCCAATAAACCAAATGACTCTTTTGGAACAATTAACGACGATAATCTTTATCGTGGAAAGTATCGAAAAGAAGTCTATAAGGATGAAGAAGAAGCAGTAGAAGCACAGGACCCCTCAACTAAAGAAGAGGCTACTCCTGAGCAACAAAGCTTTGCGGAACCCAGAGAAGGTTCGGAAACGGACTACAAAAAGCGTTATGATGATTTAAAACGTCACTACGATACGAAGCTTGACGAGTGGAAGCAAGAACGAGAAGAACTTGCTAAAACACGAGAAGCTGGAGCAAACTCAGGTCTTGCATCCAATGAATTACCTAAGACTCCCGAGGAGTTGGAGCAATTCAAAAGCAAGTATCCTGATGTTTACGCAATCGTTGAAACAGTTTCATCTTTACAGGCCCAATCAAAGTTGGACTCATTAAAAGGTGAAATTGAAACTTTAAAAGGTAGAGAAGAAGAGTTAACGGTTCAGAGTGCTTACAAAGAACTTCTTACAGCACACCCCGATTTCCCGGATTTCAAAACTGATGAAAAGTTTTTGGCGTGGTTAGATGAACAGCCTGAATCAATTTCAGATGGCATCTACAAAAACAACAAGAACGCTAAGTGGGGCATTCGCGTCATCGATCTGTATAAAGCAGATATGGGCATTGGTAAAAAGACCAGACGGTCAAAAGATGTCGACCCAGCCGCCGCAGTGACACGATCTACTGCGAAAGATGTTGCTGGAGAGGCTCAACCAGATAAAAAAATCTGGAAGGCTTCAGACATCGGTCGAATGAAACCGTGGCAATTCGAGAAGGTAGAAGCTGAAATCGATGCCGCACGTGCTGAAGGCCGAATAGACTACACAACTTAATAACCTAACTATCTCATAAGGAAGGGTAATAACATGGCTTTTAATAGCGCATCAGGTTATAACAACCTGCCTTCAGGG